TCAGGACCTCACGCCCTTTCGGGTTGTGAGGATTTTGTTGTTGTCCTTCGTAATGGTCAGCAAATGGTCAGCGCGCCAGCGGGTGGCTTCGCGGTCGACCTGCCCCCACAGTTTGGTCAGCGCCCGATTCGTCGCCTTCATCTTGAGGGGGTCCACGTGGGCATAGATGTCGCTGGTGCTCTCCAGCGTGTCGTCCTTGTCCTTGTGCCCGAGCAGCGCGCTGATCTGCTCGCCCGGCACTGCCTGGCCGCGCAGGTAGGTCGCGACGGTGTGGCGGATGGTCTTGGGGATCACGGCCACCGGCAAGCCCAGCTTCGATCGCATCGTGCGCCACCAGATCTTGCGCGACTTCACCTTCGTGCCGCCCGGCCATGCCGCGAACAGCTTCTGCAGTGGCTCGATGACCGGCACGATGGGATTCCGCTTATCGGTAAGCGCCCATCCGGCCGGGTGCAGGTCCGCGACCTCCCCGCGCCACTGGGCGGCTGGATCGAAGGCGAGCAGCGCGTCGGGACGGCCGGCAGTACCGATCATCAGCCATATCCATGCCTGCACGTCCGGCTCGTGGTCCGCGAAGGCGACGATAGCGCCCAGCTGCGCCGGGGTCAGCGTCGTGCGGCGCGGCTTCGAGCGCAGCGTCTTCTCGACGCTGGGGATGTTCGGCGCGGCCGGGATGCGCTTCTCGTCGGCCGCGTGGCGCAGGGCGGCGCGCATGTCGTCGATGTTCCGCTGCACCGCCTCGCCAGACACGCCGTTGCTGGTGTGGCGGTAGACCTTGCCGCCCCATTCGACCTCCCACGAGTGCGGGCCCATGCGCCAGCGCCGGAAGCGCGCGACCGCGCCCTTCGTCAGCCCGGCCACCGTGGCGCCCGTCGTAAGCTCGTCCTGCTGCAGCCAGCCGATCCAGGCACGGAACGACGACTTCACCGTATCGAGGCGATGGACGTCTGGTCCGTGCTCACGCAGGTAGTGGAACAGGTGAGGCACCAGCTCTGCCTGGTCGGCAGGCTGCGGCGCCTTGGACCGCGCAGCCGCCTCGTGGCTGCGCAGGACCTCGCCGGCCCGCTCTACATCCCGGCACTTAGTGCTGCGATAGATAACGGTCCGACCGGTCGCGGTGGCGATCTGCCAGATGTCGGGGGACTTCCCGTCCCGCCGCTTGTCGAGCCAGAAGTCTCCGACGATGAGCGGGGAGGTGTCGCGGGGCATAATTCGTTCGCTTCGATCTCGAGGAGTAGGTGGAGGACGCCGAAACCGGCAAGCTCCTTCAGCTGGTCGAGGCTGAAGGTGGCGCCGGTGCCGTTGCGCAGGGCGCGGCGGAACTTCGAATTGATGGCCTGGGCGGTCATGTTGCCTCACCTCCAATGCGCGATGACATGCCAGCCCGGCTCGGGCATCTCCATGTCGAGTTTGCTGAGTAGGGCGCCGAGCGCCATCACCGCTTTCGGCGGGGCCCATGCGCGGTTGAGCACGTCAAACGAAACAGGGTTGGTGAGAAATTGAAGGTTTGCCGTCTTCACGGCCACATGGCCAACGGCCACATACTTCCCGTCCCTGCCGTCGAAGAGGCAGGTCAGGCCGTCCTTGGGATTAGCCTCCGGCTTGAAGGCGCTATCGCAGTAGGGCTCCAAGAACTCATACATCGTGTCGTCGCCGTCGGGAGCACTGAACAGGTCGGCCAGTTCGCGATAGTCGAGCACGACGCCCCAGAGGACGTAGGTGTTGATCTGCGTGCTCATGCCGCCGGCTCCCAAAATAGTGCGTTCGGAATGTTCCACCGCGCAGGCTGGCGGATGATGCCGTCGCGCTCCATCTGCCGGAGCTTGCGGCGCATCTGAGCAAGGAGCAGGTGCTCCCCCGCGCGGTCATCGATTAGGGGGCGAAGGCGATCGAGGATGCGATAGGTCTGAGCCCCGGAGCCGATCGCTCGCAGGACTTCGGTGTTGGTGAGGAAGCGGATCTTCACGCGCGTCATTCTACCTGCCCCACCGTGCGGATCTCGTGGTTGCGGGTGCGCAGGAACGGCACGAAGTCGCTCCCTTCATACTCCGCCGCCTCGCTGGAGCGCGCTTCGATGATTTCGAACGTGTCGCCCGGCCCGAGCTCGCGCTCGGCCGCCGCGATGACCGCCTCGCGGCTGGCTTCTTCCGCGATGTCGTATGATTCTTCGCCGACGTGGCCGGCCCACCATCTCCAAGGTGTCATGCGACCTTCTCCTCGGCTGGCGCCCGGTATCGGATGCGGTGATCCTGGGGCAGGTAGCTGCGGAACGCGGCGACCGCCTCGTCGATGCTTGGGTGATTAAGCACCATGTCCTCGTGCGCTGTCCGCTCATGGAACATCAGTTCGAAGTGACCGGCTGCCTTTGCGCGGATCTCGCACCTGATGCGCGCCTCGTGGCAGAGCAGAACGAGCCGCGTCAGTGGCATGAAGTCGTAGGTCGACATCGTGCCGTCGCGCCAAGGCACTGTCATTTGGCCGTGGCCGTCCCAAGCTCCAACGCCCCAGTTGATCTTGTCCCAGTTGATCGGTGCGTTGTAGATGCCGTTGCCGATCATCCCGCATATATCGATCACTTTCGCTTGGAAGGCGCTCAACGTCTCCGGTACGGGTTTCCAGTTGCGGCGGCTGGCATTGTTGCGATTGGAGGCCGCGTTGTTGCTCTCGGCCCAGCGAGCGTGATCCATGTTCGCGTAGCTCATGACAGCCGCACTCCGGACGATGCCCCCGCCATCTTAGGCTTGCATAGCCCTACTCGCTTGGGCACTTTGCTATTGAGTTTGCGGGAAGAGGTTTGCTTATAATGAACTTCAAGATTGGGTTCTTCGACGAAGACCGGACCTGGGTCGCGGCGCGTGATAGTGTCAGATTTGTAGGCATGGCGGAGGATCGCGACCTTACCTTCTATGCAACCGCCGAAGCGCTCGATGACCAAGACAGCGGCAATGGCCCGCCTAGCGGTGCCAAGGCCGAAGAGATGTTCGATCAACAGCGGGACCGCTTTTACGCGGCCGCTCATACTGTGGCTGAGCGAGACGGCGGCGCGTCGGGGTCGTACCTGATCACAGACGAATTGCTCCAGGACCTTCACCTCTAAAGTGTTGACGCGGGTCATGCTGCCTGCACCTCCCTCGCCGCGATCTCGTCGGCCATGTTGGCGCGCACGAGGGCTTCGGAGAGCGGCGGGCAGACGCTGTTGCCGCACTTAGCTACCTGGGCCGTCTTCGTGATCGGTTTGCCGTGGGCGTCCACGTCGATGATGTAGTCGGCGGGGAAGCCCTGCGCGTTGAACAGCTCGCGCGGGGTGAGCATGCGCATGCCGATATCGACGATGACGTATTCCTCGCCCTCGATCGTCACCGTGACCAGGCCGAAGCGGTCCTGGACGGTGACAGTACCGAGCGGGTTGGTCAGCCCGTGTCCGTCTTCCTCGTTGCCGTAGTATTTGATCAGGAACGCGCGGACCTCGGCCATGTGCGTGCCGCTGGCGCACACCGTATGCATCGGCTCGCCCACGGGTACGCCGCACGATTCGAGGTGGCTCTGTTCTCCGCCGCGCAACTTCACAAGGTTGGACGTCACAAGGCGCTGCTGACTGCCCGTCGTAGCGACCGTCGAAAGCGGCGCGTCCGCCGGGCGACCCGCGAGGTTCTCGTTGTTCGGGCCGCCGTTGGCCTGCTCGAGGTGAGCGCACACTACGGCGTGTCGTGGCGCGCCGGCCATGACGGTATGCAGGGGCTCGCTGGGATCGACGCCCTGCCCGTTCTGCGCGAACTTCTGCATGAAGGCCGCCACGACGGAATGCTTGGCGTTGCCCTCGATCGTCTGCAGCGGCGCAAAGGGGTCAGTCGGCGCGTTGCCGCTAGCAAACTTCTGCAGCACCGCCGCAGCCACGCAGTTCTGATCCTTGTTTGATGCGGTGACCGTATGAAGCGGATCCTCGACTGAGCGGCTGGCACCGCCCTGCTGCGCATAGGTCATGAATGGGACGGCGGACGCCTCGACCACGCCAAGGGGTGCGCTCCCTCCCGGCCGCTTGATGAAGCTGTTCGCCGTGATGGTGTGCATAGGCTCGTCGACGCCGTGCCCGATGGCACCAGAGCGGAACTTCGTGATGTGAGGCGCGACGATGGCGTGCTCGCCGCGGTTCGCCCCGGTCACCGTCGCCATCGGCTGGTCGACGGATGCCCCGCGCGCGCCGGCCTGATGGTGGGTCAGCGGCACGATGAACGGCGCCGGGTTGTTGACGACGAACTTCATGATGCCGTGCGCGATGCGACGCAGGGTTTTCTCAGCCAGCGGCTTCTTGCGCTCGAAGATCGATGGGCACGGGATCGACCAGTCGATGATCTCAGATGCCGTACGCCATGGCTTGTGGTTGCCGCTCAGTACCTCGGGCGAGCCCGGCTTGCCGTGCGTCGGCTTCGGCCACACGATGGGCTTGCCGTCGCGGCGGGCGATCATGAAGAAGCGCTTGCGGATGGTCGGCGCGCCGTAGTCGCAGGCACGCAACTCGCGGAACTGGAGCTTGTAGCCAGCCCTCCGCAGTTCCTTACACCACTTCTCGAACGTCTCGCCCGCGCGCTCCTTGATCGGCATCCCGGCATCGCAGAGCGGGCCCCATGTGCGGAACTCCTCCACGTTCTCTAGCAGGATTAGATCGGGCTGGACGCGCTGCGCCCACAGCACGACGATCCATGCGAGATCCCGGATGGACTTCTCCCGAGGCTTGCCGCCCTTCGCCTTGCTGAAGTGCTTGCAGTCGGGAGAGAACCACGCGAGGTCGACCTTCCGGCCCTTCACGATGTCGCGCGGGTCGATCTGCCAGATGTTGTTGCGGATGTGCATGGTGCCGGGGTGATTGACCTCGTGCATCCGGATCGCTTCTTCGTCGTGGTTGATGGCGATGTCGACTGCGCGACCCAGCGCAGCCTCGATGCCGGTCGATGCCCCGCCGCCGCCGGCAAAATTGTCGATAATCAGACCGTTCACGCGGCTCTCCTGGTGTCTTGGAAATGGGGCTCGAGGTGCGCACGGCCGACGGCGGCGGTGATCTGCAGCTTCCCGGCCTCGACAAGGGCAAGCTGCTCCTCGAAGGTCTTCGGGCGCCGCGCCTCCGCCTTCTCGGCAGCGCCCTTTTGACGGCGCCAAAGCGATTTCGCGTCGTCGAAGCCGTGCTCGGTGAGCAGCTGGCGGAAGGCGTAGATCTCGCTCGCACCCTGCGGCGGCCAGTTGGCCTGCACGAAGCTTCCCGGCGTCACCCGCCCAGGCAGCGCGGGAGGGGGTAGCGTCTCGCCGCGCTCAGCCAGTTCCGCCGCGAAAGCGTTGCGCAACTTGTAGGCCGCGCAGGAGCCGATCGCCGCGATCTTCGCCGCCCGGCTGACCGGGATGCGGTCCATCAGCATAGAGCGCAGGGCCTGCTTCTGGCTCTCGGGGATGAACCGGTTGCTCTCGGCCTGCGCATGGCGCGCGCCGGTGTCGTCGCAGCCGGGCAGGACCTCGCCTTTACGCTTCAGGCGCTTGATCAGGCGGGTGCGGATGCGGGTGCAGCTCGTCTTCGAGACACCGGTCCGCTCCGAGATCTTGGCGGTACCAAGGCCCTGGAGGAACAGCTGCTCCACCTCGCCCTTTTTCGCCTTGCTCAGCTTGACACCGGAATACGCCTCACCGCCGCCGGGGGGTGGTAGGAGAGCCTTGCCGCGCCCGACCAGGTCACGGTTGTACAGGCGGCGCTGGTGCGCCACGCACGCCGCTGACACGCCCATGCGCAGCTGGATGTCGACGGCCTTGAGGCCCTTCTTCAGCGCGTAGCGTACCCGCTCGCGACCCTGCTCCGTCAGGCAACCATGCGAGTCGCGCTCGGCTGGCGTGTAGCCGCGCCTGGTGCAGAGCCCGATCAGGATGGCGTTGGTGGCGCTGATCTCGGAGGTACCGAACTGGGCGCCGATGCGGGCGAACGACCAGCCTTCGACTTCGCGGAGGCGGATCGCTTCATCCAGCTGAGCGCCAGCAATGCGCGGCTTGGGGGCGGCGGCCTGCCTGGTCGACTTGAGGCCCAGCTTGTTCGCCTTGACGTAGATCGAATGCCACGAGCGGCCCGGGAGCTGGTCCGCCACGTCGATGCCGCGCGCCGGGTAGTGGGCGCGCAGGATCTCCAGTTCGGCTGGGGTCCAGCGGGGGATGCGATGCGCGGGCACGTCAGATGCTCTCGCCGACCGGGACGGGCCGCGCGTGGCCCGCGGGCGTCACCGGCGACAAGTCGCCATGCTCGCCGCAGCCACGCCCGATCAGCCCCTTGTTTTCGCGGCTGACAAAGTCCTCCCAGTGGATCCAGCCATGTGGGCAGTCGAAGCCCCACTCCCGGACCTTCGGCCCAGTAATGAACAGGGACATCGCCTTCTCGCCTGGGATCACCTCGAGGCGGTGCATGGCCTCGGCCGACCGCTTCACGACGTCACCAGCCTTGCGGATGACCCGGCCCTCGGGTGTGTGCTCGATGTAGCTGCCCGAGATCAGATAGCTGACGTTCGCCCAGGGGTGATCGTGCATCGCGCGGTCCTCGTCGCTCTTGAGCACGGCGTGGAGGTAGACGTTCAGCTGCTCGTTGCGCGGGATGATCCACCAGCGCAGCAACTGACGGTCGCCGATGACGAAGTCCTGCTCGCGCTGCATGATGCCTTCGGCCCATGCCTGCATCTCGGGAAGGGTTGCGTAACCGAGGTTCATAGGGTCAGAAATCCTTGTCCGGCCGCGCTGCCAGCGTCTCGCGGGCCTTGCGCAGGGTGTGCTCGACGAGGACGCGAAGCATCTCAGGCGCCGGCGCGACTGGCAGGCCGGTGATACCGGTCCACTTGCTCGCGATGGCGTCGGCGTGATCGTCCGTCTCTTCGTCAGTCAAATAGAGGCTCGCGACGGCACCGACGCCGCGAGCTGGTTGCGCAATCCCGGAACGGCAGGGGGTGGGGTTTTCCGGTCGGTAGCTTGCGGGGGAGAGGTGGGAGCCGGGGGCGATCACAGGCCGCCCTCCGGTTCCGTGCGACCCGACAGGCTGCCGGGGTGAAAGAGGATGGCGGCGGCACAGGCCGCGAACAGCATGCCGATCACCAGCACGGCGCCGAACATCTCGGGCCAGAAGGCGTCAGACAGCACGAAGGCCATCACAGCCGGGCTATCGAGAAGGACCGGCGTCCATGCGTGCGCGGTGAAGACCGCGAGGGCGATCAGGCCGATGGCGAGGATGCGCTTCACAGTTCACCTGCCAGGAGCATGCGCTCCAGCACGAAGTCGAGCATGTCGACTGCGTTGTCGAAGGTGACGTAGTGGCCCGTGGTGAGGCGGAGGCGGATCATGCGCCCAGCCCGAAGATCGGCAGGCGGGTGACGCCCCAATCGCGCAGCTGCACCTCGGCGCGGCTGCAGGCGTATTCGATCCAGACGTCGCGCTGCGGCCCCTCGCACTCGACCGCCGTGAGGAAGTCGCAGATCAGGCTGGCGGCGAGGTCGCGATCGACGAAGCTAACCGCGTTTGGCGACTGGCTTCGGGGGGTGGTCTGGTCGGTGATGATGGATGCGCGGTGCATCGTGATCTCCACGAGGGCGGTGTACCCTGATGGAGGTAGGATTAGTTGGATGTTTCCGACGTGTCAAACGCTAAGTTTGATATTTCCTACTTACTCATCCGGCCATATTTCGTCCGGCCAGAAATCTTGCTCTTGGTGTGGCGATCTAGTTTCGTCCGCCGTTGTTTCCGGCAACAAGGGTAACTTGCCATCGAACGCGACACGGATCGCAGCGCCGTAGCTCGTTGCTTCCTGGAAGACAGCGATGATGGTGTGCCCGGCCTGGAGGTACTTACCCATCCGATAGGCATGCTCGGCCCGAAGGTATCCCAACTGAACACCCCGCTCGGAGTAAACGGCTATAGCTCGTTCATCGGCCGGATTCTTAGGTTCGGGACGAAGTTCGATGGGGTCGCCAGGCGTGCAGACGGCAATCTCGAAGCGCCGCGTTGGCCCCTTCGCTTTGTTTGGGAAGCCGGCCCCAACGACCGCAAGGGATTGCCCCAGAAGCTTCAATTTTTCGGGAGAGTAATTACGATCGGCTGGGGAGGACTTGACCTCTCTGGCGTCGGCTGAATCCAAGCAAGCCCCCCGATGATACCACCGATGATGATCGCCACGGCTGCGAACGCCAAAGCAGTCCACTGAAGCTTCCAGGACGACAGGTCCGACTTTGTCGGAAGCTCAGTCAGCCTATCAAGTTTGGTTGCGACATCACCTAATACCTGCTTGATGTCACGCATGTCCTCCCGAACATGTTCCATGTGTGCTTCAAGTTTGGAAACGCGGCCATCCATTCCATCAGATATGCCACCTCCCCCGCCCGCTTTCAACAGGTCGGCTTTGGCTTGAGCGAGTTCCCTGGTTTGTTGGGCGTGTCGATCCAACACGAGTCTGACATCAACAGTTCCATCCTCATCGACGGTGCTCATTTCAGCTTCACCTCGCCACGGCGCTTCCAAATCTCCCAAGTCTCATCTGCGTAACGCCAAATGTCTTCCAACTGCGCTTCGAGGCTCTCCGTTTCATCCCCCCGTGATGCTAAGATAGCCAGATAAACTGATCTCATTCCCAGAGTGTGATTGGCAGCCAGCAGCGCGACGTCCTTTTGCATTTGCTGAACCGCCTCGCGGAGTTCACGTTCTGATTGATCTGACATATTCTATACTCTCCGACCCAGCCAGATTACGCGCCCGATGATGTGGATATCTACCGCATCCACCAGATCGTCCTTGATCGCCGGATTATCGGAAATCACCTCGACCTTGCCCTCTGCAGATGGACGCAGGCGTTTGATCGCGCCGGCTCCGTGGATAGAGCATGCCCAGATCCGGTCGCGCAGATTGACGACCTTCTGCGTCGTGTCGATCACGATCGTGTCGTCATTCAACAACGTGGGAAACATACTGTCGCCCTCGCCGCGGGCGACGAATAAGCTCTCTGCCGGCGCGCGCGTCAGTTTCGCAAGCATACCCGCGTCGAACTGGACCTCCTCGTCCTCAACATAGTCGTCAATGTTCGTGCCTGGGCCCATCGAATAGCTCAGGTCAAAGGATCGAAGGGTGACAACGTTTTCAGCCGCCCGGGAAATCACTTCTGTATACGATTTGGTTTTGCCCGCGCCCGGCGCTGCCCGAACAATGGATGGGACACGATCAGCAGCGCCGACCGCAGCCAGCAGCTTCTCCAGCGTCACGCCACGCGGGCTGATCTCAGAGGACTTGAGGTTCGTAAAAAAGCCCCGATTAATGCCCGCTCTAGCCGCCCATTCGGTTTCAGCTAGGCCCTCGGGTTTAATATCCATAAGCGCATCATAGAGCGCCCGCCCTCGGAGTTCGGAAATAGCCGTCATGTCGGATATTTCCCACGCGGCGGCTGTAGGAGATAGCATGATCTTTCCAACTTGATCGGTCGGATATTTCCGACTAAGTAGGATTTCATGCTTATCCCGCTGGCGAGCGACGCTGACGTCCTGCATCAGATCGAGACCTTTTGTTCAACAAATTCGATGGGGGTCTCGACCTTTGGCCGGTCAGCCCTTGGCGATCCTAATCTCGTGACAAACTTGCGTGCCGGGAGGTCTCTCACTCTGAAGACCGCTAAAGCGGTTCTCGATTTCATTGCCTCATACCCTTCGCAGAGCGCGGCGGCATGAGCGCGCCGGTCTTCATGGGTCTCGACCTGTCCGGTCGCGAGGATCTTACCTTCGTCGTCTGGATGCGGGGCAAGCAGGTCGTTGCCCGCGATGCGGTCGCCCGCTGCGCCGTCTGCGGCAAAGCCAACTGCGATCATAGCGATCTCGCATTCGCGGGCATCGTTCCGCCACCGGTGATGCTTTCATGAGCGTGCCGCGCCCCCGTAAGCTCCGCGACATCGAGATATTTCGCGAACGCCGCGCCTTTCAGCGTGACGACCGGGCCTATCGCAAGTGGTCGGCCTCTGTCCCGCGCTTCGAAATCAGCGCCGTCGCGACCCTCGATGCGTCTGCACTTGGCTTTCCACCTGCTTCCAAAAATTCTCCTCATGATGGAGGATCGCTTGAACAGTAGGGTGCAGCCCCGGGTTTGGCTCGTCACTGGCCAGCCGATTGTAAAGCCCTTCGAGGCTGTCGAGGCTTTCCTCGGTGATGCGGCGGGTCGTTCCGAGCGGGTCGGGCCCGCTGTTGACAAGGAAGTTCGCCCACAGGCTCGCGGTGACATGCATGAGCATGAGAACTTGGGCTTGCAGGTCGAGTTTCTCCGTTTCGTCCATTTCATTTCCTGTGCTGGCTTTGACAACCGCACGGTAGCCGAAGCGGCCGGGGCCACAAGCCTCGGCCGTGGAGGTGTCGGATGAGGCCCCGCACTCAGGACACGACCGATCATGCCGCCCTCCGGTTGATCATCCAGCGCAGCGCGTGCCCTTCGAACGATGCCCTCGCAGCCGCCATCGGCGCGCGCGGAGCGGCTGCCGGTGCCTCCGCGCTCAAGCGGCTGGAGCGCTCCGGCCAGATCACCATCGAGCGGCTGGCCGGCTGGCGGAAGGTCACGGTCACCGAGTTCAACATCACCCGCGAAGGCGAAGACGCATGACCGCGACCTGCCCCCACTGCTCGAAGGACATCAGCGAGGACGCAGCTATCGAGCGCGGCCCCTGGTGGCTCCATCCCGCCGGCGCGTTCCTGCACGGCGATCCGCAGCCGATCAGCCGTCAACAGGCCCGCGTCCTCTACGCCGTCGCTCGCGCCAACGGCGAGCCGATCACGCACCACGACATCCCCGGCTGCGGCGAAGGCACCCTCGCGCATCACCTGCGGATGATCCGCAAGGCCCTCGGCGAACGCTACCCAGTCTCGACCCTCCGTGGTCGCGGCTTCGTCTGGGCGCCGTGCTGATGGCCCGCGCAAAGCCCTCCTCCGACACGTCTCGCAAGATGGCGATGATCCAGTCCCACATTCACGGCCGCACGTCCGCGAGCAGCTCGTCGCTCTCCGCGTCCTACGGCCTCCCCGTCGAACAGGTCCGTTCGATCCTCCGTTACGCAGGAGTTCACGACGATGGCTGACACCGAGCAGAAGAAGGTTTCCAAGACCACGCTGAAGACCGCCGCCCGCTACGTCGCCCGCATGAAGCGCGGCGAGCGCATCCTGCGCGACAGCGCGGGCCGCGTGCAGTGGGCGAGCGGCAAGAGCGTCGGTCGAGTGACCCTCGGCTACCTCATGAACGAGGGCCTCGTGCGCGAGCTCGATACCGACCTGTTCGGCGATCGGTCGCGTGGCCAGACCCTCGGCCTGACGAATTGACCCATGCCAGCCGCCAGCGGGCGCGCCGCCGCATCCTTCGACGCTGACGAACGCGCTGTCATCGCCGCGCGCCGATTCGGCTGGGAGCAGGCGAACTGCGCCACGCTGGCGAAGATCTTCAACACAACGCCCCAGGTAATCGCGGCCATCACTCGCGCCGCGCGCCCCGGGGATCTCGATATCTCTGTTCATAGGTGATCGTATGATCGTTACCCCGCCCAATGTGCTGAGCGCTTCTGCTGCGCTGCATCAAACTTCTTACCGCGCTGCGGTGGCAGGCATTATCAACGGCTTGAAGAGCGAGTTCGGCGAAAGCGACCAGGACATGGCCGAGCGCCTCGGTACGTCTTCGGGCACGATCAACAACGCCAGCAACAAGCGCGGCGACCTGAACGCCGTCACGCTCCTGCGCATCGGCAAGGAATACGGCCTCCATCGCCTCGGGCCCGTGCTCGGCTTGGTCGGCGGAAAGGCAGCACCCGTGGAAGCCGTCTGCACGTCAGACCTCGACCTGCCGGTCCACGCCGCCCGCGGACAGCTGTTCCTTGCCGTCGCCCTCGCTGACCGCGACATCAGCGAAGCGGAGCTGCTCGAAGGCGCCGACGACATCGAAGCCGCTTACGTGGCGTTCGGCCACCTGAAGTGGCGACTGGATGGCGCTCGCCGCCGCCGCGAGGGGGCCGCCTGATGCCCGCACCTCGTAAGGATATGCCGCAGCTGATGGACGCCCTCGCGGAGCGCGTTGCTAATGGTGAGCCGCTCATCGCCGCAGGCGCCGCCATGGGTCTCACAACCGGGCAGACCAACAACGTCTGGGGCCACGTTAAGGCCGGGCTGGGAGCGCAGGCGTCATGAGCGGATGCAAGACATGCGACCAGCCGCTGAACCCCCAGAACAAGAGCGGCTACTGCAAGCGGCACATATCGGCGGCGCTCGCCCAAGATCCTGCATGGCGGGAGAAGCAGCGCAACGCCGCGCGCATGTCCCTCCGCTCAAACCCGGAGCGGCTGGATCGCATGCGAGCGCTGGCGGTCGAGATGGGCAAGCTTCCGCAAGCGGTGGAGGCCCGGCGCAAGCACTGCATCGAACGCGAGCTGTGGAAGGTGGGCAACGCCAGCCAGCCGAAAGGATCAGCGCCGCGCATCAGGGGCGGCCGCCGTCAGTCCGCCACCAAGAACGCCTGGTGCCCGCCTCACCTGCTGGACGACTACAAGGCTCTCACACGCACTGGGTACAGAGCGGCCGAGGCCCGCGCGATCATCGAAGATCAGCACACCGTCGAGATGGCGCGCTTCCGCCGGGCGATAGGAGCCCCGGAAGAGGTTAGCGATGTAGCGATCCTGGCAGCCTTCACCGAGGGATGCGACAAGGCGATGGAAGTGGTGCGCCGCGCAGTTGCTGTCGCGGCCCCGCGCGAGCCATTTGGCCGCGCCCTCGCGGCGGCTGGCAGCATCTTCCAGCTGCAGGAGGACGAGGTACTCTCGCCCAGCTCGGCGTCCCATCTCATGCCAGCCCGCTTTGCGATTGCGCTCGCCCTCAAGCGCGGAGGCATGTCGCTGCCGGTTATCGCGCGATCTCTGAACCGCACTGACCACACTACCGCGATGTACTGGGTCAAGCGGGCGATGGAGCGTGAGTCCGTCGACCCCGAGTTCGCATGCGCCGTCGGTGTGATTGCCAGCGCCTGGGCAAGCCGCGGCGAACAGCGGCTGGAGGCGGCATGAGCAGGAAAACCATAGAGGCGCAGCTGCGCGCCCGCATGACGCCGCGCCCTCCCAGCAGGAAGGGTCACGAGGCCGAGGTGCAGTTTGCTGAGCAGAGGCTGCAGCGCGCGGTGGCGAAGTGCGCCGTCGCGGATGCGGAACACGACGAAGCCGTCCGCTATCTCGAGGTGAAGAAGGCCGCAGAGGCCGCGTTCATCGCCGCGAACCCTGACCCGCAGATTGAGATCTTCTGATGGGCGGTCGAAACCCCTTCGCCGCCAGCCGCAAGCGCGCGCCCGCGCCGGGTAATCCGTTCGCCCCGGCAGAGGCGGCTGGCAACAAGTACGGCGCCAAGAAAACGACCTGCGCGGCTGGACACCTGCACGACAGCAAGGCCGAGGCGAGGCGCTGCAACGAACTGCACCTTCTGCAGCGTGGCGGCGCGATCGTCGGCCTCGAGCAGCAGCCGGAATTCAAGTTCACGGTCGATGGCCGCCCGGTGATGCTCGACAACGGCCAGCAGGCCCGCCTCCGCGCGGACTTCGCCTACGTCGAGAACGGCCGGAAGGTCGTCGAGGATCGGAAGGGCGTGATCGTGCGCGACTTCCCGCTGCGGTGGGCGCTGGCACGCACGCTATGGCCTGAGATCGATTGGAGGGTCGTGTGAACCTCGACACGCTACGCCTTCTGGTGGCCAAGGGCCTTTCCGCCGAGGACATTCTCGAGGTCGCGGAGACCATGGACGTGCCGCCGCCGGTTGAGCGCTCGGCATCTGCGGAGCGTCAAGCGCGGTATCGTGCCCGCAAGGCGCAGGGTAATGCGACAGGTGACGTAACAAGTGACGTAACGCGTTACGCAACGGGTAACGGCGACAAACGTGACGGGACCTCCCTTTCCCGCCTCCCCAATGAGAATAAATCTAACCCCTCCACCCATACCCTCCCGGAAGGGACTACGGGCGCGAGCGAGCCGACCGAACTTGACGGTTCTCCTGACCCTGCCGCCGACGACCTCCCCAAGCCCGCCAAGCCGTCGAAGCCGAAGCGCGCCCTAGCCGATGCCACGCCGATGCCGGCGGGTTGGGAGCCCTGCTTCACGCCAGCCGCCCAGACGATCGTCGACGGATGGCCGCCTGGCATGCTGGACCGGGAGCGGATGGCCTTCGAGGCTCATGCTGCATCGACCGACCGAGTGACCAAGGACTGGCAGGCAGCATTCCGGACGTGGATCGCCAAAGCCGAACAATACAGGACAGAACGACATGGGGATCGAAGCGCGGGCACTGGGCGAGGTTTTGCCGGCAGTCACCAGCCTGACAAGCGGGATGGATTCACTCGCTCCCTGGACGACACCATCGCTCGCGGACGAAGCGCCGCCCCGCCTCTCCAATGACCAGTTTGCCGCTGCGCTGGTTGTCGCCGCCGCGCCGCTGCCCGCGCTGGAAATGGCCGACGATGTATTCCTCGCCCAGATCCTGCGCATGATGGATGTACTTCCCCGCCGTGCTGACGACACCGTGGGCGGAAAGCTGCGCCATCGCGCCTATGAGCTGGCGATCGGGCGGTACCCGCGTCAGGCGATGGAGTTCCTCGTGACCGAGGCCCTGCGCGATTCCAAGTTCTTCCCCAGCACCTCGGAGTGCGTTGCCATCATGGGCCGGTGGCGCCGGGATGATGCCGCAACCCGCTCGAAGCTCGCAGCCGGCGTGGCGGCGCGGCACGAACGTCAGGCGCGCTTTGACGAACTCATGCGCAAGCTGGCCGCCGGTGAATGCGACCAGGCGGAGATCGACGCTCTCGACGACTGGAGCAAGCAGGTCGGTGAGACGCGCGGGCACCTGCGCCGCGAAGAGGATGGCACCTACGTGTCGCGGGTGCGGCCCGCGGATCAGGAGGCCTGACATGGCAGTCGGCATTCCCTTCGAACAGGCAAACCTGATCCTCCGCGCGCCTACACCTGAGGATGCGGCAGCGGGCACGGTCTACGATCTGCACGTGTACCGGTACCGCGACCTCGACGGCAATCCTCAGGTGTTCAGCAAGTGGCAGTTCACGCCCGAGGAGCTGGCCGAGGTCGTCGCGAGCGGTGGCGCCTTCTGGTTCAACTGCTGGGGCCATACGCATCCGCCGATCTGGATCTCTGGAAGCGATCCATTCACACCTCGCAGCGCGTCAACGCCCACGTCCGGAGACGTGCCATGAAGATGTGGTGCATCCTAACCACCTCGCCGAGTCGGACGCTGCTCCTTGCGTCATCGCTTATTGATGCAGGGTATCTTGCATGGACCCCACAAGAGGCGCGGACGGTCCGCGTGGGCAGATCGCGCGATCGCAAGGAGGTATCGCGTGCCATGGTGCCATCCATCGTGTTTGCGGAGTACGATCGAGTTCCGGAGTTCGTCGATATCTCACGCCGCCCCCCCAGCCAATCGATGGGAATGCCCAGCTTCCGCGTGTTTCGGTATCTCGACGGCTATCCTCGTGTCCCTGATCGCGCATTGGATGCTCTGCGCATGGCGGAGCAGCGTGGCCGACCTCGATCGCAGGCCCGCGCGTTCGGGACAGGCGATTTGGTGCGGTTCGCAGATGCGGGGTTCGAGGGCTTGATTGGCAGAGTGCGTGGCACAGCAGGGCGCTATACGCTGGTCGACTTCCCGGGCTTCAACGTCCCGGTTAGGATCCCTGGGAACAGCTTGCTTCCATTAGCGGCGGCAGCTTGACGAATGCACCCATGTTCACGTATTGATCTACTTATCAGCTGCCAGGAGCAGCAGGCGTTCTCAGTTGGCATAGCCACATGCGCACCACCTCACAGGAGCACCTCGCTTCTGGGGGGACGCGCGAAGCGCTTCTGATGCCCACCCGACCACCCAAGTACAACAGCAAGCGCCCTGCCCCCAAGGCATGGGCAACGAGCCGCAAGAGCAGGCAGGCCCGCGGGTACGGGCGCGAACACGAGATCATGCGAGACATCGTACTGCGCGAGGAGCCGCTCTGCCGGGTCTGCCAGTCCGAGGGCCGCGTCACCGCCGCGACGATCGCCGACCACATCAAACCACTGGCTGAAGGCGGCACGAGTGACCGCGAGAACTACCAGGGCATCTGCCGGCCATGCCACCACTTCAAGACCGCTGCCGAGAGCAAGCGGGCGCGAGACAGGAGACGTCAATGGCCGCCATCCCGGTATCAATGAGCGTACCAATGAGCGAGGTGATGAAGGACATGACGCTCAACATCGAGGTGACCGGAAAACTCCGTGCCGCTGTGCGCATCCGGGCCGGTGTGTGGATCATGCGCCTTGCCGCACGAGTCATGGGCGTCGGCGCTTCGTGTGTCGTCGTGGAAATGACGCCACCGCTACGTGACCACGCGTAATTATATTGCCGATCGAGTAATAATATTACTATTGGTTGATATTATATCCGTTTTATGCAATAATATTGCGCGTAATTTAATAACAATTCTGTGATTTATTCAGAGCGCCGGGGGGCGGGTCGAAAGTCCGGCGCCCCGGCGCTCAGGACCGCCCTCCGACCACTTTTTTTGCGCGCACGATTTAAACTTCTGGGACCAATTGAATTTTTGGAGCCCAATTAAATTTTGGAGGTGCCCGCATGCAGCGAGGCCGCAAGCCGGACCCCCCGGCCGTGAAGGCATCGCGGCAGGGTAAGCTTCCCGGCACCGCAGATTTTGGGCGCACCGAGATCATCGTTCCCGGATCGCCACCAGCGATGCCGGACTACCTGACCCCCGGTGCGATCGAGATCTGGCAGGAGAACCTCGGCCGCGTCATGTCGGCTGGCATCGTTGAACTCGATAGCGATCTGTTCGCGCGCTACTGCTCGCTCGAGGAGCTTGTGCGACGGGCGTTCAAGGCCGGTGGTGAGCCGCCCCCGATGGCGTCGCTCACTGTGCTTCGGCAGTATGCCGAGCTTCTCGGGATCGCTGGTCGCAAGAGCCGTGTTGGCAAGGTGACGGATGACCCGACGAAAACCGGCAACCCCTTCGCCCGTAACGGCAACCGGCCACGCCCGTGACTATGCCGCTGTCGCGCTTGCCTATGCCAAGGCTGCGGTGGCGGACAAGAAGCAGCGCAAGTACTGCAAGTTCGTGCGCCAGGCGGCGCAGCGGCACCTCGACGATCTGAAGCGCTCGCGCCGCCGGAACTACCCATACCGGTACGACGAGTGGCACGCGAACGACGTCTGCGACTTCATCGAAAAGCTGCCGCACGTCGAAGGCCAGTGGGAGACTCCGAACCTCTCGCTCGAGCCGGTGCAGGTTTTCATCCTCGCCACCGTGTTTGGCTGGCGGGACAAGGCCACCGGCCTGCGCCGGTTCACCGATGTGTACATCGAGATGGCCCGCAAGGGCGCGAAGTCCACGCTAACGGCCGGTGTCGTCCTCTATTGCGCCTGCTGCGAGAACGAGCCGGGCCCGCTCATCCTGATCGGGGCCACGACCGGCGCCCAGGCGCTGAAGGTTTTCAAGCCGGCGCGCATCATGGCGATGCGCTCTCCCGCCCTTCAGGAAGCCTTCGGGCTTCAGGTCTGGGCCAAGTCCATCACGATCGCCGACAATGCCGGCGAGATCCAGACCATCAACTCCAAGGGCTCGACGCAGGACGGCCACAACCCGCACGTCGCGGTGCTCGACGAGCTGCACGCTCACAAGGATCGCGCGCTCTTCGACGTCATCCACTCGGCGGACGGCTCACGTCGCAACCCGCTGTACTGGAAGATCACGACAGCAGGATTTGACCTGCACGGGGTTTGCTACGAGCAGCGCAGCTACGCGGCCAAGGTGCTGGAGAAGTCCCTCGCTGCCGAGCACTTCTTCGCCATCATCTTCACCCTCGACGAAGCCAAGGATTTCAAGCCCGAGCGCAAGACAGGGGATGACCCCTACGACGAGGCGAACTGGATCAAGGCCAATCCGCTCATGCCCGTCACGCCCAGCCTCGCCGCCATGCGGCGCCAGGCAACGGGTGCGAAGGGCGCGCCGGGATCTGAGGGCGAGTTCTTCACGAAGCGTCTCAACAAGTGGATGGGCGCGGCCAGCGCCTGGTTGAACGTCTCGAAGTGGATCGCCTGCTCGGACCCCACGCTGACGCTGGAAGATTTCCGGGGCCTCGACTGTTACATCGGCGCTGACCTTTCGAACGTGGATGATCTCTCGGCTATCGTGCTTGCAGCGATGGGGGAGGACGATCGCTTGCTGGTGAAGAGCTGGTTCTACTGCCCAGAAGCGCGTCTGTTGCGGGAGGATGCTACCACCAAGCAGGCCACTGAGATGTACCGGAAGTGGGCGAAGGACGGACACCTGGTCACAACCGAGGGCGACTTCATCGACCACCGTGTCATCGAAGCGCAGATCCGGGACCTGAAGGAGCAGCTGGCAGTCCACAAAGCCACCTTCGACCAGTGGAACAGCGGCCTCGCCATGGCTTCCCGATTGAACGAGGATCTGGATGACGGCGGCCAACCCTTCGCCGAGCAGATGTCGAAGAACGCCAACAATTTCACGGACCCCGCCCGGGACATCGAGGCCCGCGTGACGGCCGGTGCGAAACGACTGCGCCACGACGCCAACCCAGTGATGACGTGGATGATCGGCAACGCGGTCGTCGACCGGCGCATCAACGGCAGCCTCCTTCCGAAGAAGGTGACGCCGAACAGCCAGAACAAGATCGACGGAGTAGACGCCATGATCAACGCGACTAAGCCGATGATCCAACCGGACGACATCGACAACACTCTCGACGACTTCATCTCCCAGATGAAAGCAGCCTGATGGGTTTCGGGGAGTGGGTGGGCTCGGTACTGAGCTGGGGCTCGGGCTCACAGAGCAACGGCAAGCTGAGCGGCGCGCCCGAGGACGAGCCGACGCGGCGCAAACATGCGATCGCCTCAGGCATTGATAGTGCTGGCCAGACGGTAAACCAGAAGACCACGCTCGGCCTTCCTGCCGCTTGGGCCTGCGTCCGGCTGAAATCCGACGTCGTCGGGTCCATGGGTATGGGTGTTTTCGAAAAGGCTGCCGACGGCGGTCGGAAGAGCAAGCCCGACCATTGGCTCTACGACCTGGTCCATGAGGAACCGAACCGGGACCAGACCGCTGCAGAGTTCTGGTCTGGGCAGGTCGCCGCGATGGACCTCTGGGGCAACGCTTACGCCGAGAAAGAGACGCTGGGGCAGCGGGTCACCGCATTGACGCCGATCGCGCCGCATCTCGTGCAGGTCGCCCGCAACCGCTACAACGAGCGGGTGTACCTGGTCGCCGACCGAGGCAAGACCGAGGAGCTCCCGGCCGACAAGATCTTCCACCTGCGCGGCCTGACCCTTGGCGGCGACGTAGGGCTTTCAGCTATCGAGTTCGGCCGGCGCACGCTCGGCGGAGCCATGGCTGCCAACAAGACGGCTGCCGATACATTCCGCAGCGGCCTGCAGCTGGCCGGCTTCATGGAAACAGCCGGGACAAAGCTCAGCCCTGAGCAGCGCTCCGACCTTATTGCCATCTTCGACACGTTCGTTGGCGATGCCATGCGCGGTCGCATCGTGCCGCTGGAGAAGGACTTCAAGTTCGCTCCGCTCAAGATGAACCCGGCCGAGGTCCAGCTGCTGGAATCGCGAGCCTGGGACGTCGAGGAAATCTGCCGTTGGTTCGGCATGCTACCAATGCTTATCGGCCATGCCGCCAAGGGCCAGACGATGTGGGGCAGCGGCATCGAGCAGCTCCTGCTCGGCTGGCAAACCCTGCTTCTCAACCCTCTGCTGACCAACATCCAGCAGGCTGTGAAGAAGCAGCTACTGCCCGCCGCAGACCGCAAGCGCGTCTACCCCGAGATCAATCGCGAAGCACTCATGGCCGCCGACAGTGCCGCCCGTGCAGCCCTGTACTCGGCCTTTGGACAGAACGGCGTGATGACGCGCGGTGAGATGCGCTCGAAGGAAAACCTGCCGTCGATGCCCGGCGACAACATCCTGACCGTGCAGTCTAACTTGGTGCCGCTCGACATGTTGGGGAAGACGAGCGCCGGAGCCGACCAGCAAGCTCGCTCGGCTCTCATCAACTGGCTGGGCCTCAGCCTCGATGCCGGAAACCCGGACCCGGCTGAATTAGCCCGCCGAAGCGCCATCATAAATCATCTGGCCGGCGTCCCCCAGGAGAAGTGACGATGAAAATCGACGACGTCATCGCTGAACGTGCGGCGCGCTTCGCGATGCTGCGCGCGCAAGACGAGGCCGGAATGTTCATTCACGGGGATGACATGCGCACTCCCCTGCTTGAGCGCCCGTTGTTCGGTCGCAAGCATAGCGGTGCCCTAAAGGTCCGCGACTTCGATTTCGAGGTGAAGGCCGTCCAGGACGACGGTAGCTTCAACGGCTACGGCTCCGTCTGGGATGTGGTCGACAGCTACAACGAGGTTGTCGCGCGGGGCGCATTCACCGACAGCCTTGCCGAGATACAGGGCAAGGGGCGCCCGGTGCCGATCCTCTGGCAGCATCAGTCCAGCGAGCCGATCGGCGCCTGGTCCAATCTGCAGGAAGACGATCGCGGCCTTTTCGGCGACGGGCAGATCCTTCTCGACGCTGGCGCTATGGAACAGCGCGCCTTCGCCCACATGAAGGCCCGCACCGTCACCGGCCTGTCGATCGGCTACTGGGTTCGCGAGAGCAGTTTCGACGAGAAAACGGGCATTCGCACCCTGACCAAGCTGGATCTCGTTGAGATCAGCCTGGTGACCTTCCCTGCCAACGACGATGCGCGGGTCGAAGCCGTCAAACTGAAGCTCGCCCATGGGGAGCTTCCCACAGATCGCGAATTTGAGAAGTTCCTGCGCGAGGCAGGCTTCTCGAAAACCCGGGCCGCCGGCCTCGTCGGCAACGGCCTGAGTGAACTACGCCGGAGGGAGTCCGAGCGTGACCTGACGAACAACCCGAGCCTCAAGGCTCTTTCGGACACCCTGGCCGGCTTCTCCCTGAAGTCCGCCTGACGCGAGTACCCATCATGAATATGATCGTTTCTGCCGCGGCCCTCGCCGTCGGCGCCCGACATGTGCCGGAGTTTGGCCGCAAGAAGGATGGCGACCAGGAAGAGAAGTCGCTCGACCAGCGTCTCGCCCACGCCCTCGAGGAGGTGAAGGGCTTTGCCGTCGAGTTCAAGACGAAGAGCGAGGCCGGCGAACGTATCACGACCGAAACCAAGGAGAAGGCAGACAAGGCGCTTGTCGACCTGGAAGCCATCCGCGGTGAGGTTACGGAACTTTCCCAGAAGCTTGCCCAGTCCCGCCGCGGCGGCGGTGATGATGAGCAGCTGCTCAAGAGCCTCGGCGTCGAAGTCGCCAACCACCCCGACGTCAAGTCGTACATCGAGGCTGGATGCAAGGGCACCGTCGGTTTCAGCGTGAAGGCGGTCACCACCGCGACCGGTTCGGGTGGCGGCCTGATCCGTCCCGACCGCCAGACCGAGATCGTCGGCCTGCAGCGCCAGCAGATGCGCGTCCGCGATCTCCTGACCCCGGGCCGCACCGATGGCAACTCGATCGAGTATGCCTACCAGACGGCGCGCACCAACGCCGCCGCCGCTACCGCAGAAACGGCGCAGAAGCCCGAATCGAACTACACCTGGGACGTCGCCAATGCCCCGGTTCGCACCATCGCCCACTGGGTCCCGGTGTCGCGCCAGGCGATGGACGACATCCCCCAGCTGGAAAGCCTGATCGACGGCGAACTGCGCTACGGCCTCGACGACGTCGAAGATGCGGAACTGCTCCTCGGGGACGGCACGGGCCAGCACATCAACGGCCTGTACACGCAGGCGACTGCGTATGCTCAGCCGGCCGGGGTCGTGGTCACTGGGGAAACCCGCATCGATCGTCTGCGCCTCGCCATCCTGCAGGTCGAGTTGGCGGACTACGCGCCGGACGGCATCGTCCTGCACCCCACGTCCTGGGCAAATATCGAGCTGACCAAGGACGCGGCGAACGGCTACATCTTCGCTAACCCTCAGGGCGTGGCCGGCCCGATCCTCTGGGGTCGCCCAGTCGTGTCGACCAAGCGCATCGGCGCCTCGAACTTCCTGACCGGCAACTTCAAGCTCGCCGGCCAGATCTTCGACCGCATGGACACTGAAGTCCGCATCTCCGACCAGGACCGCGACAACTTCATCAAGAACATGCTGACCGTTCGTGCGGAAAAGCGCCTCGCCCTCGTGGTGCGTCGTCCCGGCGCGCTGGTGAAGGGCTCGCTGGTCATCGCCTGACCGGCGCGAGGATCGAGGTCCCTCGGAATTCCGAGGGACCTCTTTTCCGGTCAGCGGCGCCGTGTGCGCCTCTGACCTGAGAAGGAGAGACCCATGAAAAACGCATATGTTTTGGACGATCACTTCGGTGACAACGGCAGCGTCACAGCCGGCATGATCCTCACTGACATGGCCAATGGCCGCTTCGAGGAGTTGGAGAAGAAGGGCCTCGTGCGCGAGGCCACCGAGAAGGAAGTCAAGGCTGGTCACCAGCATGCCCTCGACGTCGACGAGTCCAAGCAGGACGATGCCGGCGGCAAGGACGGCCCGAAGCCCGAGAACAAGCAGGCCCCCAAGCCTGACAACAAGGCGGCCTGACCATGGCACGTTCCGCTCGCCGCTCGCGCGGCTTTGTCTGCGTGCCGAGGTTCACCGCTCGGCCGACGATCACCGGCACCGCCCAGGTCGGCCAGACGCTCACGGGCGCGAGCGGAACGATCGCCGATGGTTCGGATACCTCTCGCCGCTGGCTCCGTAATGGTGTGGCCATCGCGGCGGCTACCGCGACAACCTATGTCGTCCAGGCCGCAGATGTTGGGGCAACTCTGACATACGAAGTAACGGCCACCGGCACCCGTAACAGCGCCAACACGGCGCGCGGCGTGTCTCTGCCCACGGCTGCGGCCATAGCCTAATGCGCGTCTTCGTCGTTACGCCGCCTGAGCCTGTGGTCTCGCTTGATGAAGCGAAAGCCCATCTGCGAGTGCGGCATGGCGCCGAAGACGACCTCATCAAAGCCTACGTAGCGGCGGCGACCGGGCACATCGACGGGCCGGAGGGATGGCTCGGCCGCGCGATCGGGATGCAGACGCTGGAGGTTCGCGAAGACGTGTTCCGCGACTGCATGCGCCTGCCGTTCCCCCCGATCGTCGACATTGTCAGCGTGAAGCACCTCGATGCCGCCGCTGCCGAGGTTACCATTCTGCCGTCAGAGTATGAGGTGCGCGGCCTGCTAATCGGTTCGGCTTTCGGGAAGCGCTGGCCCTCGGTGCTCGCCCAGCCCGAATCGGTGCGCATCCAGTACCGGGCCGGCTACGACACCCTCCCGCCAGCTATCCGCGCCGCCATCCTGCTGATGACGGGTGACCTCTACGCCAACCGGGAGACGACGGCCGCCGGCACCAGCACCGCGTCCATCCCGATGTCAACGACTGTCGAAAACTTGCTGCAGCCGTTTCGGGTGTTCGCATGAGCATCGGTAAGCGCGATGTCTTCGTCATCTTCGAGGTTCGCGAGTTCACTCGCGAACCGACGTACGGCACGAAGGTCGAGGGCGGCTGGGTAAAGGCGTCGGATGCCTGGGCCGAAGTGCAGGACGTGCTGCCTTCACGCTCCGAGAACATCGACCAGAACGTCAACATCCAGCGCCGGCCGGCCCGCATCAGAGTGGATTATTTCGACGGGATAGATGTCACATCGAGCATGCGGATCGACATCGACGGTCGCAAGCTCCGCATCGTCGCAGGCCCAGCGGAAAAGGGTCACCGCAAGGAGTGGGAGATGATGGCTGAGGAACTTAGCGCCGAGGGGCATGATCCATGAGCCGGAACTTACCAGTTTCCGGGGCCAAGCAGATCGCTGCGACGCTCACGGCGCTTGGAAAAAGGATTGAGTCCCAAGCTATCCGTTCGGGTCTCGTTGCCGCAGCAAACCCGCCGATGGAGGAGGCGCGTTTGCGCGCCGGGACGTGGTCGGCCCAAGTCGCTGCCGCCATCACAAAGGGCTCGTCCCGGAAAAACCAGGACGGCACCTATTCGATCAGGATCTACGTCGATGAGCGCAAGCCGGACGGGTTCCTGGGCTACTTCGCCGAATACGGGGTTGCACCGCACCTCATCGCGCGAACTGGAGCGCGCCAAGGCCGCGTTGCGATCCGGAAGGCGGCCGAAGGCAAAGGCAAGGTTAACACCGGCGTGCTGAAAATTGGTGACCGCTTCGTGTCCGGCATCGTGCGCCACCCAGGCCACGCAGCACACCCGTTCATGCGAGTTTCCCTCGACATGACTGCGGAACAAGCGATCGCCGCGTTTCGAGACAAGATCGTCGGCGTGGTCGAGCGAAAGACAGGCTTCAACCTCGCTGCGGCGGAAGATGAGGCTGCCTGATGGACGGTGTGGCCGCTATCCGCTCGGTGCTCATTGCTGACGATGAGCTTCGCCTCCTGGTGCCTGAAGATGATACTAGTGCGGGTCCGCGAGGACTGGGGGCCTCGCTCCCGTCGATCATGCTGGAAAGCGTGTCCACGGTGGACCGGAACATCCCGTCGCCTGGCGCATCCCGGCATGTCCACGAGCGCGTGCAGGTCACCGTGATGGCTCGCAATTATCCGGAGCAGAAGGCGCTCCTTCGCGCCGTGAAACGCGCCGCCGCTGACCAAGTCAATCCGGAGGTAGCTGGCATCGCCGACGTGACAATCCACACGGCCGGCGCCGGCCCGGACCTGATGGCCGAAGAGGCCTCCATCTGGATCGGCTCGCAGGACTTTATCACGACCTACACGGAGTCTCGTTGACATGATCGACGCCATCGCAACTCGCCGCACGACCCTAAATGGCAAGACCTACGAAAAGGGCGACACCGTTCCGATGCCTGCAGGCCAGTTCGAAGAACTAAAGCCGACCGGGCGTTTCAAGCGCGGCCCGGCGCAGAACAAGGCGGCTCCGCCGACCACTGCAGCGGCGAAAGCGACCGAAACCAAGTCGAGCGCCCCCGCCGACTGATCCCAGATTGCCGTCCCCGGCGATATCCACCCCCGGCAGACGCCGGGCTTTTCCTCATGGAGAACACAGATGACGGTCTATACTTCGGCCGGGACGAAGCTGCTTCTCGCAAAGGCTGCTCCGGCAACCTACAACGAAGCCGGCTATACGACCCTGAAAGCCACCGCGACGGCCATCGGCGAGGTCAGCGACCTCGGCGATATTCCGGACCGGGTTTATGAAATCGTCAGCTGGCGCAACATCGCCAGTCGCGGCGAAAGCAAGGCCAAGGGCGGCTACACGCTGGGCACCCAGACGGTTACCGTCGGCATCGACCCCGACGACGCCGGGCAGCTGTTGGTTGATACCGCGACCACCGACGACGATCCCTATTCCGTCATCATCTCGCACCCGCGCCTCGGCGACATTTGCGCCCGCGCGCTCGTGATGGGTGGGACCAAGAACTACGGTGATGTGAACACCGTCGCCACCCGCCAGATCACGTTCGAATACACGATCGTTTCGGACGACGAGGATGGCCTGGTCATCATCGCGCCGGATTAACCGGCCTTCGTCGCCCCTGAGCTTCGGCCCGCCCTCGGCGTGGCCTCCTACGTCGGTCGGTCATCAGGGTGATCGGCCGGCACCCTTCCCTGAGAGGTTAATACCCCATGGCTCTGAACATCACGAGCAAGCGCGTCGCCGACGTCAGCGATCTTCCCATCAAGAACGCCGATGGCGTACCCCTTCGCGACCCGGACACGGGCGCCCCGGTCACCGCGACCGTTTTCGGCCCAGGCACGAAGATCTGGCAGGTTGCCGACGCCGCCAAGCGCCGCAAGGCGATCAAGCGTTCGCGCGAGGCCAATGGCAAGTTTGAAGCCGCTCTCGACAATGAGGCGGAAGACACCGTCGAATTCCTTTGTGCGATCACGAAGCGGTTCAACAATCTCGAATTCGACGACGTGCATGGCGAGAAAGACACCGTTCATGCTGTCTACAGCGATCCCCTGCTTGGTTTCATCCGCGACCACATGGAAGCCGACACCAAGAACTGGGAAAATTTTATGAAGGCCTCGCAGGCTCTCTCGAGCTTTGGGTCCGGCAACTCGCCTGGCTAAACACCGCTCCGGCGCCGGAGCATGCCGGGAAGGGAAAAGCCCCCGACCCGGCAACGCGGCTTGAAACGATGAAGGCGCAGGGTCTGGAGCCGGTGCTGCCGCTCAATCCTTTGCCCTACCTATCGGACTGGCTGTTCGAGATCGGGCCCAGCGCGCCGGCGGGCATGGGGGATGCGGCCATCGATTTCCGCCACATGGCGGCATGGACTCGCATCATGGGGGTCGACCTGACCCCATGGGAGGCGCGGACGCTGCGCCGCCTCTCCCGCGCCTACGTCAACCAGCGTGAAGATGCCCGGAAGCCTGCCTGCATCGAACCGCGGTTGAAGGCCGACCAGGTAGCGGCCCAGAAGCGGGTCGATGATCAGTTCACGGCTATGGTCAAGGCTTTCGCGGCACGAAAGAAGGTTTGAACTGCGCTGCCTAGATGTATTGTCGCAGACATGAAATGCATCATCCTCGCGGCCCCGCTGCTCGTTACCCTTTCGGCATGTGGTGAGAGCCCGACCGAGGCGGCAATCAAAGAGTACGAGATGGTCGGAAATCTCACCTCAGTGACAAACGGCGAGAAGTGTCGCGCGGCCCAAAAGGTCGAGGCAGCCGTTTTAGAAGCGCACGACGAAGCTGCGTACAAGGAATGGCACATGCGCGCCTATCTGGACTGCGCGGCCCCGGCAGGTCAACTCGCTGCTCCATAGTTTTGCATCCGCAAATCTAAATACTTAAATCAACCTCCAAGGGCGGCTCAATTAGCTGCCCTTATTTATTAGAAGGATGGCTCATGTCAGGAAACGGTATCCCCGCCGGCCGTCTTTCGATTGAAATCGTGGCGGAAATCGCACGTCTTCAGGCTGACATGGATAAGTGCAAGCGTCTGGTGAGTGCAGCGAGCGGCGATATTGCGCGCAGTGCCAAGTTTGCGAACGACAACCTCGCCGGGATCGGCAAGGGCGCAAGCGCGAACGTAATCGCTTTCTCGCGCGACGTCGCCAGGTTGAAGGCGTCGGTAGATCCCGCATGGGCATCCTTGCAGAAATACAAACAGCAGGTCGCTCTACTCCGCCAGAGTCTGGCCGAGGGTGCGATCACGCATAAACAGTTTGTCGAACAGCTGCGCGGCGCCGTCTCGACATATCAGAACGTGGGCAAGGCCGTTGCGACCAGCAGCGGGGCGAGTAGGCAGTTCGCCATGCAGATGAGCCAGGTGGGCCAGCAGGTCATGGCCGGCACCAGCGCCGTCCAGGCTTTCGCCATGCAGCTTCCTGACATCGCTGTTGGCATGAGCGTCGCGGGCACCAGCACTAATGCCTTCATCAAATTCTTCAGCAGCAGCTGGGGTATCGGCATCACCACCGCCTTGGCTTTGCTTGCGCCCTTGGTGGCCAAGCTGTTTGAGACCAACGACACCTTAGCCGAGGGGGTGGAGAAGCTGCGCAACGACGCGATCGAAACTGTCGCAGTAGCCAAAGCAAAGGATGCATTTGGGAGAACGCTGGAGGGGGTCACTGCCGCAATCCGAGATCAGAACGAAGAACTCGTGAAGTCTCAGACGACCTCCCGGCAAGCTGAAATAGACGCCTACAATCTGGCGAAATCGCATGCCGAAACCGCCCTGCAAATTCGCAGCGAGACGGCGGCTCTTCTTGAGCAGCAGAAAGTATTGGCCGAGAACGCCAAGAGCCAACACATCTTCGCCGGTGGCCCTGGCGGTGCGCAGTCGCTCGTAGCGAACCAGTACGCGGCCGAAGTCGAACGCGTGCAGAAGCGCCTGGATGAAGCCAATGCTGCCATTGCGAAAGCTCTGGAAACTCAGCGCCGTGCTGAGATACCGCTTGATCAGCGCGCCGTGAAGGAGTCGATCGACGCTGCGGCCGCTGCCACCGGCAAGTATGAGCGGAACCTCCAATCGCTCAACGATCAGCGCGCTCGCGGGCTCATCAGCCAAAAGCGATATATCGAACTGGAGACAGCTGCGCAGGTCTCGCGAGACAAGGCGATCAAGGCCGCGGAAGACGCTAAGAAGAAGCCAGCTGGGCCCACTGCCGAGGAGAGGCGCGCCGAGACGCTCGGGAGGGAATCCGCAGCGACTGACGCGCTGATAGCCGGTCTGTACAAGCTGGCCGACGCCTACGGCGTCAGCGACGCGGCTGCGCTCAAGGCCGAAGTAACCGCGCGTGCCCAGGAGCAGGGCATCAGGAGACAGGCCGACGTCGCCGATTACGTCGCGCAGCAGCTTCGCAAGGCGACGGCAGAGCAAATCGTCGCGGGCGCCCAGGCAGCGGCCGACCTCAATCAGCAGGCGCGGGCGCAAAACTTCGTCAACGCCGCGGTGAAGGCCGGGAAGCTAGACGTAGAGAACGCTGCCACCGCTCTTGCCGATATGGCGCAGCAGCGTGGTCTCCTGACCGCGATGAACGTCGCCGGCGCCAATGGCGACGTGCAAGGTTATGAGGCCGCGAAGAAGGCGCTTCAGGCGCTGACTGCTGCCCAGATCGCGGACAACAAGGCGCGTCGCGAAGCGGCAGATCACCTGCTGACTGCTCAGATCAACCGCTCGATCGACGACACGCGCCGCGAGACGCAGCTGACTAAGGATCTAGGCGCCGCCCGTCTGGATGCGCTGCGAGGTCTGTCCGGCGATGCTCTAGAAGACGAGTTGGCGCGGATTGCTGCTGCGCATGCCAAGATCGCCATCCAGATGCGCGCCGAGGCGGATGCCGCGCGTGAACTCGAGATCGGGCATACCGAGGCCGCCGCAGCGATCCGGCGCAAGGCCGAAGCCGACAAGACCCAGGTCGACGTCGCTTACGACATCGAAAAGCAGACCGTCGCGCTTGATCGGTATAACGATCGCCTGCGGCAGACGATCAGCATCCTGGGTCAGCTCGGGAAAGTGGGCGAAGGCCTCGGCGCGATCCTCGGTATTTTGACCGGCAACACCGGCAGCGTGGGCGGCAAGTTGGGCGACCTTCTGAACGTCGGGATGACCGGCACCGACCAGGACGGCAAAAAGATCGCGAGCACCATCGGTGCCGAGGTCAGCAAAGTGTTCAAGAAGGACGGCGCATTCGCGAAAGCGATGGTTCCCCTGCTCCAGGGCGCGGGCACAGGTATGGCCGCTAGCTCGGCGCTGTTTGGCAAGCAGTCGACCTCCGAGCAGGCTGGATCAGCAATCGGCGGCGCTCTCGGCGGCAGCAAGGTAGTCGAGAAAGCGCTGTCGAAAGGGCTGGAAGGCATCGCGAAGGGGCTCGGCGACTTCGCAGGCCCGCTCGGCTCGATCGCCGGCGGTATCATTGGCAATGTCCTGGGCGGACTGATGACGAAGGTGAAATGGGGCCGCGTTGATCTGTCGGCCGCAGGCGTGTCCGGTACGTCCGGCAACAGCGGCTCGTCGGAGAAGGCGGCGCTCGCGGCCGGCAATAGCATCTTCAGCAGCCTGACGGATCTGGCATCGCAGTTCGGCGGCCTCATTGGCGATTTCGGGAATATCAGCGTCGGCGTCCGGCATGGTGACTACCGCGTCAACGCCAGCGGTACTTCTCTGAAGGTCAAGAAAGGCGCCGTCGATTTCAACGACGATGCCGAAGCAGCGATCGCCTACGCCATGAAACTCGCGATCGAGCGCGGCGCCATCACGGGCATCCGTCAGTCGACCAACAACCTGCTGAAGGCGGGTGATGATTTGTCTGCCCAGCTGACCAAGGCGATGAGCTTCGAAGGCGTCTTTACTGATCTGAAGGGCTACCTCGATCCGGTTGGCGCCGAGCTGGACACGATCGACAAGGAATTTGCGAACCTGCGCGCCATCTTCAAGGAGGCCGGTGCCAGTGCTGAGGAGTATGCCCAGCTTGAGCAGCTGCTGTCGATCAGGCGGCAAGAGGCGATGGACAAGGAGAAGGATGCGCTCGACGACATTCGCTCGCGCATTGCCGAGGCCCAGGGCGACGACGCCACCGTGACCGCCATTGCGCGCGCCAAGGAGCTGAAGGACGCCACCAGCGATGCGCAGCGCGCGGAGCTGCAGCGCCTCTATGCGATCGAGGATGCGAACGCGGCGCAGGAGAAGTTAACGGAAGCCCAAGACGCAGCCACCACTGCTGCGGAACAGCTTCGCCAGGCATGGTCATCGATCGGGGACGACCTGATGGACGAGGTCAACCGCATTCGGGGGCTGACCGGGGGCAGCGACGCCGCCAGCTTCGCTGCCCTGCAGGGCCAGTTCAATGCCGCCGTGACGGCTGCGCGCGGGGGCGACCAGGCCGCTGCGGGCAGGCTGGTGGACCTGAGCCAGTCGCTGCTCGAGGTGGCTGGCAACACGGCGACAAGCCGGCAGGAGCTGGAGCGTATCAAGGCGCAGACCGCCGCAACTCTGGAAGGGGTCTACAACGCCATCCAGGCCATGGACGCGTCTGCGACATCGCCCTCGACCGCTGCCGAGACCAGCGCGGCCACCAGCACGTCGACGCCGTCGGCCGAAGCGACCGCGACCAGCGATCTTGCGGCCGAGGTGCGGGGCCTGCGGGCCGAGGTGGTTCAGCTGCGGACGGACATTAATACCGGCAACGCCGCGATTGCAGGTAACACCGGAAAGATTGCGAAGAGATTCGATGACGTGACGGCAGCCGCCGGCGGCAACGCGATCTCGGTGACCGGCACCAAATGAGGGTCATTCGGGCCAACAGCGAGGTCATCGATCTTGGCGTAACTGAAGCGATGCCGACCATCGGCCTCGTCGACTATAGCCGGCGGGAGACCGACGACTTTGGCGTGACGACGGTTGTGGAGCGCGGGTTCGCGCGGCGCATGTCGGTGCGCCTGATCGCGCCGTTCGCCGAAGTCGATGCGCTACAGCGGAACCTGGCGAACCTTCGCGCTCAGGCCGTGCAGTGGGTTGCGGACGAGCGGTTCGACTGGCTCAATTTCCAGGGTTTCTACAAGGACTTCGAAATTGACCTGGCGCTGCCGCCGGTCAGTTACTGCACTCTGTCGGTCGAGGGCCTGACCGCATCGGAACCGTTCGCGGATCCCGGCGGCGATCCGGCGCCAAGCGGCCTGGCGTCTTCACTGCAGCTGCTGCAGCCGGTGCCGGTCGTAGGCGCCGAACTGGTCGCTGCGTCCGTTCCAGAGACTGACTATCCCGAATGGGCGGTGGGCGACACCTACCCCCTTGGAGCGCACGTCATCAAGGCGGCGACGCACCGGATCTACGAGAGTGTAGTTCCGGGCAACTTGGGTGACGATCCCGCGGCCGCGTCCGGCAAATGGCTCGACATTGGCCCCACGAACCGGTGGGCTATGTTTGACGAGGCGCTGGGGTCGGCAACCTCGGCAGCGAACCAGATCTCGGTGACGATCGCCGCCGGCGTGATCAACGCGGTTGCGCTGCTCGACGTGCACGCGGCGACGGTGCGTGTTCAAGCTGGGGCGTATGACCGGACCACGGCGCCGAATGAAAGCGGCACCGTCACCTTCCTCGATCTGCCGTCTACGGGCGGCCAGGTTACCGTGACTATCGCGGGGCCAGGCATCGTCGAGGTGGGCACGCTGCTGGTCGGCGACTTGGTCGGCCTGGGCTCTACGACCGATTCCCCGAAAGCCGCGATCGACGATTACAGCCGCAAGGAAGCCGACGAATTCGGCGAAGTCATCGTAGTCGAGCGCGCCTGGGCGAAGCGCATGACGGCCCGCGCGATGATCCGGACCGACGCCATCGATGTCGTCGCCGGCCGCATCGCGGCGGTACGGGCCCGTCCGGCGCTGTGGATCGGCAAGGATGGGCTGGAAAGCCTGACCATATACGGGTTCTTCAAAGACTTCTCGATCGAGGTTGACGCGACGGTCAGCCGCCTCTCGCTTTCGATCGAGGGCTTGAGCACGGCAGGCAAAGTTGAGCCTTTGGGTGCTGCCGTCGATTGGCCGGACATTGCGGATCCGGATGGCACCAAGCCGGAGGAGAACGCTACTGTGGGCGCCCCTCCGGGCACGCCCGTAGGCGATGGCAACGCGCAGGACGCGATGGATGCGCTGAAGGCGCTCGCATCCACCACCACCGCGGCAGACATCGTGGAGGGCGCTAAATCCCTCGTCGAGCGGCAGCGCAACAACCTGCTCGCCACCTACAACATGCAGATCCTCGCCGAAGAGCGGAAGGACAGGTGGGAACGGCTGACGCATCTCGATGGCAGCGAAATTGGAACCCGCGTCCGGCAGGAGATCAACGAACGCACCGAACAGGGCGAGGCGCTCATAGAGATGCTGACCTCGATCGAGGCAACCGCCACCGACGGTATCGATGCCGCCATGGCCGCGATCGAACTGGAGCAGGTCGTGCGCGCTTCTGCAGACTCGGCCGAAACGGCTGCACGGGAATTGGCCATCTCGCTCTTTCAGTCCGATGTCGGCGGCTTGGTCTCTGACCTGCAGGCAGCGATCGTCAGCGAGGCTTCGACCCGGGCCGACGCGGACAGCGCCGAGGCCGATCTACGTCAGGCCCTTGCGGCCACTTTAGACGGCGCCGTGAACGACCTGAATGCAGCGATATTGGTCGAGCAAAACGCGCGCGTTACCGCAGACGAAGCCGAGGCGACGGCGCGGGCCGCGCTGGCAGCAACTCTCTCTGGCGGCATTGCCGATGTCAGCGCCCTCGTGTTGGAAGAGCAAACTGCGCGTGTGAGCGAGGATGAGGCGCTGGCCTCCCAGCTGTTCGCGCTCGAGACCACGTTCGAAGGCCAGACCGCCGAGATCGTGATCCTGGCAGAATCCGTTGACGGATTGTTCCTGCGCTACGGCGTCAAGCTGGATAGCAACGGACATGTCATCGGCTTCCTTGCCAATAATGACGGGGTCGAAGGCGGCTTCGACTTTGTCGCCGACTACTTCCGGGTTTGGGATGCAGCTGGCACCTTCAGCCAGGCCGTGTTCGAGATCGACGGCGACACCGTGAAGATGCCGAACGTTGAGGTGGACCGGCTGAAGGCTGGATCGGGCAACAGTGCGCAATTCGCTGCGGTCGCTGCCTCAACGCCGGTACCCGGTGCCGGTATGGGCACTAAGCTGACAGTGCTCACGCGCACCGTCACGCTCCTTGCGCCTGGCTCCATCCAAGCCCTCGCCGCACTGGCGATCAGTTACGCCGGTTCAGTTTCCAACTCGAACCTGACGCTTCGGATCGGCGGCGTTCAGGTCTTCTCGGTCGGCGGCGCGACCAGTGAAATCTCGGCGGTTCTCGCCGGCTCGAACACCTTGGCGGCGGGTACCTACAGCGTCGAAGTCGCCTTTGAAGGACCTTCCAATATGACCATCATAGGCCGCAACCTCGCTACGACGATCGTCTACTCATGACGGCGGTCGTCTTCTTCGATCCAGCCACCGGCGTCATCAGCGAGTGCGCCACGGGGCCGATCGAGTGGGCACAGGTCGATGGCCGTCCCTTCGTCGAAGTCACTGAATTCCGTCCCGACTGGGATGCCACGCACATCGTTGTCGATGGCCATGTCACCCGCAAGCCGAAGGATTGAGCCATGAAGGACGACAACCCGTCGATCGAGACCATGCGCACCCAGCGCGACGAGATTGAACGCCAACTGGCTCAAGCCACGATCGCGCCGATGCAGGAATTCCTCGCGCTGCTGGGCAGCGACGAGATCACGGAGTTCCTTGATCGCCTTGCTTCGGCTGCCAGCCCCCTCGAGGAACGCACGCGGCGCCAGGTCACACAGTGGGCTAGCGCCCGCACGGCCATGGTCAAGATTGGCGACATCGAACTGGCCCGCCTGCGCAAGCTGGTCGACTGATAGGAGGGCTTGCCGTGGCATACGAAGATCAGCTGGCGACACTTCTAGAGCGCAATGCCGCGCTATTCGCCGGCATGGAGCCGATCCAGAACGGCGTCGAGTATCGGCGGGACACGCCTGAAGCGGGAGCCGACCTGCCCATAGATGCACGTTTCAACAGCATTGATCCGCAGACCGGCCTGCGGCGTCGGTATCGGCGGATCGACGCCGCGCCAGGCTTCGTCGATGAAGGGCCGTTCGTAGAGCCGGGCGATGTGGGGCTGATCGGCTATCCTGCCGACTCTAGTCAGCTTCCTGTCAGCGACCCACAAGCCGAGGCGCTGGTTGGCAGGCAAGAGCTGGCTGATCCGTCGGGATCGCAAAAAGTCGGCTTCAGCCTGCTCGCTGGCGTTCCTGTGGCCACTGACCTTGAAAACCTCCTCAAGGAAAAGGTGACCGCGCGGAAGCTCGGTATCGTTCCCAGCGAGGTCGATCAGACGGACAAGGTCCGCGCGCGCTTTGCTTCGGTGGGCATGGGCGTCATCGACTTCCGGGATGCCGGACCGATTGTCGTCTCTGATGAAATCCGGATCACGACACCGCTGCACCTGATCGGCCCGGGTGGCTATTTCGAGAACTATGGCGCGATCCCTCGAGGCGCTTACTGGAAGCTTAAAGATGATGCGGCTCTGCCGGTCGGCAAGGCCCTCATGCGCATTCTGTATCACGGAGCGCAGCGAGATAGCCGCCTTGCCGCGCGGGTCTCAGGCTTCGCCTTCTTCGGCAACAAGGGTAATCTCAACAGCAACGCGGACGGTTTGGTGTTCACTGGAGCGCGGTACGCGCAGGCCGACGACTGCATTTTCCTGCAACACGCGAGAGCCGGGTTTAGGGCAGAGACCGGCGGTCCGCAGGCCGCGACGCAGTCAAACACGCGCCTTCGGCAACTTGTCTCGCTGTATAATCGCGGGAATGGCTTCTTCCTGGCTTGCCCGGACACCGCAGCTTTCGGATTGATTGCAGGCGCGAACGGCGGGTCGGGCTTTAACATCAGCAAGGTTACCGAATTGCTGGGAGCGCTGGCCTGGAACAACGGCGTCGATGGCATCTACATCGAGGGTGATTGGATGCGCGTGCAGGGTTCCGCCTACGATAACAATCGTTGCGGCATCTACGTGAATGGCGCACGCATCGGCGTCAACCTCGACGGCTCGACGGCGGTTCGCAATGGCCTCGATCTGCTCGGCGTCGGCTACGCCACGGACCTTCGCTCCGGCGTCTTCTTTGCGGGGGCGGCACAGGGCTGCTCAGCCAGAGGTCTGGCCACAGGGAACAATACAGACGGTGCGGACGCTGGCCGTTCACCTCAAACCTACGGCCTCATCGTCGGCACCGATCAGGTCGAAGCGCAAGTCGATTATGATATGCCGACATCGCCGCGCGACGGTGTCATCCGTTACATCCGAGTGACGAGCGAAGGGTCCGGCTACACCTTTGCCAATGTCGCAATTACCGGCGCCGCTTCGGGATCTGGTGCGACCGCAACGGCAACCGTGGTCGACGGCAAGGTAGTCGGAATCACGATCACGAATGGCGGTGCGGGTTACGCTGGTCGCCCCGCCTCGCCAGGCTTCCCGGAACTGCCGGGCGCTCCGATCGTCGTCACTATCACCGGCGATGGCACCGGAGCGGCAGCGGTGGCCAGCCACGGCGGCAACGTCTTCGGCCCCGTGAAAGACTACTCGGTCCGCAGCGGCGAGCGGGTAAGCAAGCTGCTGATCGGGGACGGAACGCCGGTCAAGAAAATCTATAGCATCACAGTCAACCAAGCGCTGCCGAATTTGGCCGCAGGCGCGACGGATAGCTGGAACTATGCCAGCTCAGCTTTGGGCATCGCGGCCACCGACACCGATTTCGTACCGTCCGTGCATGTCGCCGGCATGCCAGGCGGGGTGCAAATTACCGTTTCCCTGACCGCAGCAAACACGCTGACGATCACCAGGACCAATCACAGTGCCGCCAGCGTGGCCAGCGGGACTTTCGCCATGCGCGTAATGGTGATGAGGTTCACTACATGATGGCCACTCCTGACGCCTGTGTGGGCGACATTCGGGAGGCGGCGCAATGATATTTCTCCGCTTCCCCTCGCACTTCCCTGTCCGCTCTACGGAACGGAAAGTCTGACTATGGCGCCGCCTAGCATCGCCGCCGCCGACTTGATGCCGCACCACGTGCCTCTCTCGGCTCTGCCGCCCTCGTTCGAGGGCAACGCATGGGCTTATGCCTTCGCGCTGTTCGGCCTTACGCTGGTGTCCTTTCTGTCGCTCAAGAAGCTGCTCAGCGTCCTTACCGAAGCGCGACGCGAGCGCGCGATCGAACGCAAGGTAGGCGTGGGGTTCACTAGGCGGCCTGCCATTCTCTTCTGGACGCCGCTCGGGCTCTTCCGGTGGAAGATCTCCTGCCTCTACGTCTGCATCCTCATGGGCGCATCCGGAGACGTCTTGGTCATGCTGCTTTGGCGGGAGGTCTCGGCACGGACCATGGAGTTCCTGCTGGCGTTCGACCGGGCGCTCGACGGGGCCACCATCGTCCCGTTCATGCTGGCTTTCATGATCGGTGAGTGGTCCGATCAGGCAATTCCTCACGCCCTGATACGCGTCAATGAGGCGGTACGTCCGCCGAAGTGGGATCGCGTGAAGGGTTCCGTTGGCATGACCGGTTTGATCGGCTTCATCGCCTTGGGTGTCACGATAGGCAAGGCATGGAAGTGAAACCGATCCTCGCGGCAGCGGCAGTACCCATCGCACCATCCATCGGCCCGGCCGTCGTCACGCTGGCGGGGCTCGACATCCCTATCTTGGCCCTCGGCCTCTCTACCGCATCGCTACTTCTCGCCCGGTTCGTGGCCCCGCCCAGCCTCGAGAAGATGACCCGAGAGCAGGAATGGGCGCTGACCGCGCTGCTGATCATTATCCTGCTTCTGGCGGTGACGGGCCAGATGCCGCTCGTTGGCAGCGGGAAGCCCATGGAGACGGGCATGGCTGTCGTTACCGGCATCGGGCTCGGCTTCTCCGGCCTGCTCGTCGTGCGGCTGATGCGCGAGCGCGTGATCGCGATGATGAAGGCGATGCTCGGGACGACCGAGCAAGACTAATCCCCACGCGGCCCGGCCGCGACTTCTGAAAGGAAAATCCGATGCCCTATTCACTGGGCCAGCGTTCGCTGGCGCAGCTTGTCGGCGTGCACCCGCTCCTCGTGAGTGTCGCACACCGCGCGATCGCGATCTCGAAGCAGGACTTCACGGTGCAGGAGGGCCTGCGCTCGATCGAGACGCAACGCCTCTACGTGAAGCGCGGTGCATCGAAGACGCTGGCCTCGAAGCACTTGAAGCAGGCCGACGGCTACGGACATGCCATGGATCTCGTACCTTGGCTGAACGGTCAGCCGCGCTGGGAATGGCCGCTGATCTGGGAGATTGCCCAGGCGGTCGACGTCGCCGCTACCGAGTTGGGCGTGAAGCTCATCTGGGGCGCCGTCTGGGATCGTCGAATGGATCAATACGGCGGTGGGGCCGCGGCGCTGAAGGCCGAGGTCGAGGCGTACAAGCTACGCCACCCCGGGCCGGACTTCCTTGATGGCCCGCACTACCAGTTGGCCTGAGATCGTCATGGCCCCCATCCCATCCATCTCGACCGCCGACGGCCGGCGAGCATGGGCCTTCGTCGCGATCTGGCTCGGCTGCATCGTCTTCACGCTCATGGCGGCGTGGGCGATGCACCTGGTGCGCGCCAACCTCCGGTATGTCTTGTTCCTTGGCCTTGCCGCCCACTTGCAGCTGCTCGTGGGGATGGGCGCGCTGGGATTCGTGCTCGGTCGGCGCATGGCGATCCGAGGCTCGCGATCCGGCTTCGAGGTCGATGACCGCGAAATCGCGGCGGCTGCGGCGGGCGCCCAGCTTGCGGCCGAGGCCACTCAAAAAGTCGCAGAGGATTTGAAACCGTGATCGAAGCATTCTTCATCCGCGTCGCTGGGCGCCTGGTGGCCGAGCGATTCCAGCGCGCCGTAGCATGGATACTCGCCGGGTTCGCCCTCCTGGCTATCGTCGCGGCTCTCGTCGCGACCGTCTGGGGCGGTGTCCGCCTCTGGATGCACTTCCACGACGCCGAGGTGGTCGAGCTCCACGAGGAGAGGCGGGAAGCCGCTGCATCAGATGCGCGCGAGATCTCCGCCGAGGAACGCGCCATCGATGCGGTGACCAACCTCCAAGCCGAACGAGAGCGCGAGGAAGCGATTGCCAAGGCCGAGGCAACCGAGGTCGCCAAGCCGCCCGAGCTGCGCGCCGTCGTTCCTCCCACCACCATCGCCCGGCGCTGCGCCCAGCTGCTCAGGACCTACTCGTCGGAGCAACTGGCGAAGATGCCCGCCTACCAGGAGAAGTGCCGATGACCAGTATTGCGCCCGTCAACCAACGCGGTAGCGCGCCTGCCGTCCGTAAAGACGGGGAATGGCCGGATCATGTGCCTGCCGGGCTGTTCAGCTTCTACGCCTGGGGAGACAATCCGCGTGCCGGCATTCTGTTCGGTTGCCCATGCGGCTGCGGCCAGATGATGTCGATCTCGATCGCCGAAGGCGGCAGCGGACAGACTTGGTCGTGGAATGGGAATGAGGGAGCGCCGACCACGACGCCCTCGATCCTTATCTATCAGCTTGAGGAAGGCACGGGCGCGCGCGTGGGCGAGCATTGGCACGGCTACCTCACCGATGGGGAGTTTCGCTCATGCTGAGGCGCACCACCGTCCTCGCCGCCCTTCTGCTGCTTTCTGCATGCAAGACCACCAGTGCTTTCCCGCCACGCCAGGACATGGTCGAAGTCACGGAAGCGAAGCCCACGCCAGGCGCCGACATCCTCACCGACCCGGCCGCCGGCGATCGCTACGACAGCGCTATTGAGGGGTGGGGCGATCGCGTCCGCGCTGCCGGCATGCGGTTGTGCCGGTTCTACGAGCGCACGGGGATGCCCGACGTGGTCTGCCCGAAACAATAGGTGAAACGGTTAGACACTGCCCACCGGACGCCGCGGGAAAGCGTGGGTCGGCGGAGGTAGGTTAGACATTCGCAAGGCGCAGATTTCCGCAGATCGCGAAGCCCGGCTCGGACTTCCACTGGCACTCAAGTCGGGTGCGGATCCCCTGACATAATCAAGCTTACCAGGTTTCCCGCGGAATGAAGCGGGGGGAAAGGGCGCGGTAACGCCCTCGCCGACGGCTGACACCGTCATGACCTACCCGGCCTGCGACAGGCCATCCCCGCACCCCTCGAGAGGGCGGGGGCCATATGGAAGGGCACATCTGTGCTGTCGAATCTTTTTCCGGAGATCGTTGACCAAGTACATCCAGCGGCCGCCTACATCGGAGGTAAGCGTAAGCTCTCCCGGGTGATATGCCGTGCCGTCGATCGCATCCCGCACCGCCGCTACGCTGAGGTTTTCGTAGGTATGGGCGGAGTTTTCCTGCGTCGTACCCGCGTGCCGTCAGCCGAGTTTATCAACGACTGGTCCGAAGACGTTTCCACCTTCTTCCGCATCTTGCAGCGGCATTACGTGGCGTTTTTGGACATGCTTCGTTACCAGCTCGCGACTCGCTCTGGGTTCGAGCGATTGATCCGTGTCGATCCATCGACGCAGACCGACCTCGAGCGGGCAGCGCGCTTCCTCTATCTCCAGCGCCTCGCTTATGGCGGCAAAGTAACCTCACGGTCATTTGGCGTGGACCCCTGCGGTTCAAGCGGGTTTGATGTGTCGAAGGTGGGACCGCTCCTGGAGACGATCCACGAACGCTTGGCCGGCGTCACGATCGAGCGTTTGCCATGGTTCGACTTCATCACTCGGTACGACACGCCTGAAACGCTATTCTATCTTGATCCGCCCTACTACGGATCAGAAGCCGACTACGGCAAAGAGCTGTTCGATAGGTCTCAGTTTGCCGCCATGGCCGAAAAGCTTGAGGCCGCCCAAGGCCGGTTCCTGCTGAGCCTTAATGATCACGCGGCGGTTCGAGAGACCTTTGCTGCCTTCTCGATGGTGGAAGTAGAACTCACATATTCAGTGGGCGGGGGGAACAGCATCAAGCCGGTGACTGAGTTGGTGATCAGCAACGTCTCGCAAGCTGAGCTCCAAAGGGTAATGGCCTGA